ATGGCCGGGATGCTATCGCTAGTGCCCGTACCGGCCCCGGAGATGTGCCCGCCGTCCGCGTAATGTCCGACTTCCCCGCCTTCGCTGAAGAAGCCCATAGACGTACCGAGGCTCTTAAAAATCTGCACCTCTGCCGCGTGTAGGGCAATCTTTGCGAGGTCCGCGAGGATGCTGGAGGCGAGGGACGAGAAGTTAAGCTTACCCGTGGTAACGAACGTCTCCAGCGCGGAGTTCATATCCTTAAATGAGGTATCGAACGCCGTAGCCGCGAGTTCCGCGCTAGTCTGGGACTGGGCCGCGTAGCCCTTGAAGACCTGGGCGAACTGCTCGCTGTAGTTCTCTCGAATCTGCTGCTGCTGCTGGAGGTTCGCTTCCAGCATGGCTAGCTGGTCGTCGTATCCCTTCTGAGCAATCGCTCGCTTCTCCGTCCAGCCTTCGAAGTCCGTCTTCCCGGAGTTAAACTCCTCGTCCAGCGCGCGGGCCGCAATGAGAAAACTCTCGTGTAGCTTTTGGCGGGCGTCGTATGCGGCCTTGTCGCGGGGCAGCATGTTCCGCGTATCAAAGGCTTCCTGATACTGGGCCGCTGCTTTCTGCGTGGCTTCGTTCTGCTGCTTAGCGTACTTCGCCACATCGTCCGCGCGCTGCTTCGCGTGCTTTTCGAGGGAGGACGTTAAATCGTCGTCCACCTTCTTACGCTGCTCTACGAGCTTCAGATACTCCGCGTGTGCCGTCTCGTACGCGGCCTGCTCCTTCTTGCCCTTGGCAACGTTCGCGCGCTGCTCCGCGTTTTTAATCTCCGCGTCTAGGAGTTTGGCCTGTATATCGTGCAGGCCGTAGAAGTAGTCCTCCGCGTCGATAAGCCCCGCGTCCCGCTGCCCCTTAAGGACAGTCTCGGAGCGTTTGGCCTCCGCCTCCAGAAGGGTGTTCTGCCCCCGGAGGTCCGCCATACGGGCATTAATCCCGCCTTCGCCTGGGGCCTTACCCTTCGTCTTCTTCGCGTACTCCGCTTCGATTTGCTGGACGTTCCCGTAGTGTCGCTTAAGCGCGGCCTGATAATCCGCAGAGTTCTTATCTAGGTCCTTCGTAGCCTTATCGAAGGCTTGATTTTCCTGCTCAAGCTCTAGGGTCTTTTTGTCCCCCGCATTGGCGTACTTCGTGGAGCCGAGGTAGCTATTAACGGCTACCTTCTGGTCCCCGCTCTTTGCGTTCGCTTCCTTGGCCCTCTGGGCCTTGAATTCTTCCGCCTGCTGGTCCCGCAGTACTTGCAGCTTCTTTTGCTCTACGACAAGCTGCGCTTCAGCAGCGCGAGCGGCTGCTAGGTTCCCCATGCGCCGTTGATCGTTAATGCTGCGCTGGACAGCCTCTACCGTGGCAAGCTGGTTCCCTACCTGCGTAGTGATACCGTCCGGAACGCCGATATTCATAATCGAGTTCTTCACCCGGCTTATGATGTCGCCCCATTCTCGCCACCACTTCAGGACCGCCCCCATATGCTTATCAGCATCATCCGCTACCTTCTCGTGGGCGGAGGCGAGGTCCAGCATAATAGACTTGACGGCGGAGGCCGTGTCTCCCTGCTTTACGAAGTTATCAATCTCTTCGATTTGGGCCGCGTTAAACGTGTGGTGCGCCCGCTGGTACTCCTCTACCCACTTCATTACATCGTCGCGGATTTTGGCGAGGGATTCAGCAGCCTTGTCCGTGCCTATGCCTATGTCCGAGGACATAGCGACAGCCGCCCGCGTAGCGAGGGCGAGATTGTCCGCCGTGAAGGCCCCGGTATTCGCTACCTCCGCCATTGCCGTACGGACCGTAGCTAGGCTATCGTGGGCCGTCTGGAGGCCGTTAGACATAGCTATCATCTGCTCCGCAGACAGGCCGAGGTAGCCGCCCGTAGAGACAATCGCCTTATTGAACGCCTCTACCTGCTCGTGTCCGTGGTACACCTGGAGGGCGAACAAGGCCGCAGCCGCAGCACCCGCCCCGAGAGCGAGGCCCAGCGGGTTAAGGACCATCGAGAGAAAGTCCGTTTGTTCGCCCAGCACCATAAGGGAGCCGCCGAACTTCTTCCAGCTTCCCTGTGAGGCCTCATGAGCCAGCACGAGGAGTTCCCGCCGAGCCGCTGCCGTCTTCAGGCCGAACTCGTGCGTATGCTCGCTGGCGTCCGCAATCTGCTTCCCCATATCCGCGAAGGTATCCTTGATACCCTTGTTCGCGGCTGTCTGATTCAGAATCTCTACGCGGGACTTGCCCGCTGTCTCTGCTAGCTTCTGGTACTGCTGCGCGAGCTTGTTAGCCTCTCGCGCCGTAATTGGGTAGCCGTTGTTAGCGGCTTCTTGCATTGCCTGTGTAACGAGCCGCTGCCGCTCCCGCATAGCGTCCATAGACGCAGTGGCTTGAGTGGCTGCGGACTTGAGCTTATTAACCCCGGACTCCGCCCCGGAGGCGTCTACCGAGACTTTAATCGTAGTGTTATTGTTACTGGTAGACATATTACCCCTTGGCTTTAAGTGCCTTCGTTATCTCTGCTTGCCCTGCTTCTGCTGCGCGTTCTTTCGCAGCCTCAAAGGAGGGCCGCACGAACGGCCTAGCCGCCTTCTTCGAAGTACCGTTCTCCAGCCAGCCCGCGAGGGCACGGCGGGAAACCTTCCGCTGCCGCTTGCCCTTGGGCTTTGTGTCACCTACGAAGACCATCTCATAGGTAGCAATCTTCCCGGTAACGCTGTCCTCCGGGAGGAAGGCCACGGTAAGGCCCTTCGCTAGGTCCCACGTATCGCGCGGGACGTACCGGAATACCTCGTTTTTAAACACTGTCGCACTCGCAGCCGCAGCCTTCCGGAGGGTGGACTCCGCGAGGGAGTCCTCCAAGTTAGCGATAGCGTTAGCCAGGGCGTCCGGGTTTTGAATCTCGAATGTCTTAGCCATTACGCCCCTTGATAACTATCGTCTTGGTTCCGTTCTGCTTGAGTTCCGCGAGGTTAATACCGAAGACGGCCGCAGCCACGGCCTCCGGGGAGGGTGGAGGGCCTTCCGGTTCCGGCTCTTTGGCCCACGGCACGAAGTCCAGCGGAGAGAATGGCTTCGAGTCCTTGCTGAGGTTCGCATTCGCTACCACGCTGGCTATCGTGCCCGCCCGGATGTCCGCGAACCGTTCCCCGAAGGGTTCGATACCGTAATACGCTATCCAGTCCGTAAATTCCGCGCTGTCTACTTCCTGCTGGCAGCGTCTAACACTCATGCCTAACTCTTTAGCCAGCCGGAACCACATTACACGGTCCGGGCTGGCCTTTAGTTTTTTACTGCGGCTTTCTCCGCGTCCGCACCCAGCTTATTAACCGCCATAGCTGCGCCCGCGAGTTCCGTAAGGAGTGTAGAGTTACTATCGCGCAGGGTATCCACATCCTCCGGGGAGAACATCGGGGAGCCGTCCGCGTCCACCACGGAAGCAGCGATAAGGCTAGCCTCGTAATGGCTGGTATCCGCGTTCGCAACGGCATTCGAGTACAGCGCGTCCCGAGCACGGCCCGTAAGGACCTTAAACCGGAGCGAGGTCCCGAGGGCCTTTACTTCCACGTCCTTAATCTCTGGGGCGAGGGCTGCGAGGAGTTCAAGCTTATTCATATCGTCCTTATTGGCAGCTTTCGCAGCCTTCTTCGAAGCTGCACATTTTCGGGGGCGCTTCCTCGCGGACTGCTGCGAGGAGGCCACGGATTACGGGGACCGCGTTACGCTGGACTTCTTCCATTGCTTCGCGGACCAATTGCTCTACACGGTCCATTACGAGCCGACAGTAACGGTAATATCGCCCGTAATCGTCAAGCTAACCGAACCCGTGTACACGCCGTCCACCTTTGCCGAGATGGGGAACGTAGCCACGAACGCGCTAAAGGCCAGCGTGGTAGCGTCCGAGAGCGTAACTTTGAAGCTCTTTTGCGTGCCTGCCTTCTTCGCTGCGAGAAGGGCCGAATGGCTAGCGTCCTTCAGGTTGATATTGAGGGCGAGGGTAACGTTACCCCAGTCCTGCAAGCCCAGGCGACGCTCTTTCGCCGTCGAGCTAAGGTCCGTGGTGTCAATCTCCGAGGCCTTACCATCGAAGCCGCTAATGTCCGAGACATTAACGATAGGCGTCCAAGTGGGCGTACCCGTGCCGGTATCAATGGCAATAACAGTACCTTGTGCCGTTTGTGCAGTAGAACTCATTTGCAATCCTTAATATGTAATCGAAAAATCTAGGGATGAGCCGTATAGCAACGTATCGGACTCGAAGGTACTAACCGGCCCGCCGATAGGCACGGCCTTTACTGCTGGGTTAGCGAGCGACTGGAAGGCCTGCTCCATTAGGTCCGCAGCCTGCATACGGGACTTAGCCCATACGGATACCTGCACCCGAGCGTTACGGGTTACGGGCGTGGCCGCGTCCACCGTGGCGAAGGACTGCCCGCCGACTACCTGATAGGTTAGCCAGGGTGCGGGCGTGGATCCGGGGGCCACGTCAGGGAACACCCGCCCGGAGGCGAGAGAGACGAGAGCGCTATAGATAATGGCTTCAGCCGTCATTTGCATTCTGCGTACAAACCAAGTCCGTGTACTCGCGGGACTTG